TTGATGTAATACAGAAAATCATCCGTGCCCCACAGGTGCGTGGCTCGCGTCTTGTTTAGACAGTTTAGCAAATGATCAACTACAGAAACGGCGCCTGTATATGCACTGCCGTCATTGTCGTACAAAATCGCTTGCAAGTTGCCAAGGTCGTCGGCTGCTGTTATGGTGTTTTGAATTGGTTTTGCATCGTATGGCCGCACGATTTGCTCTGGATATATGACGCCTCCCCACCACAAGTCATCGGTGCCGTCAGGGTCTTTGCGAATGCTTACACTGAAACGCTGCTCTGCTGATGTAGCCAGCAAGTCCATGAACGTCGTGTGCTGTGTCGTGGTTTCAGTTAAGGTAAACGTCACCTCGCTGCCGATGACGGGCTGGTAACGGTCCTCGTTATTGCCGCTGTAGCGTAGCACGAACCCGTCAGCGCCGAGGTTGAACTCATACGCGCTGCCAACGTAATCGCTGTCATGGATGTTGACGCGCCAATCGTCACCTTGGTCGTCTTTAAACTCTGCAAATAGTCGGATCGGGTCAGCCATTAGTATCCTCTTACTCGGTTTCGGTCAATTGCATTACGCTCGCTGGTCAGCAATATGTCGCGTCCAGAGATGCGGCCTGTGACCTGTACCTGCTGACCGCCCATCATGTCCTGCAGCTTGCTCAGTGGTGCAATGACCTCGGGGTCAACTCCTGCACCTTGGTTGTCACCTACCATAGCAAGCGTAGGACCAAAGGCAAGGCCACCCTGTGCAAGCGCTGGCGGCTTGCTTTCCATTCGTGCCTGCAGGCCTTTGATGACTGCACCAGCTGCTACCAATCCGACACCTGCAGCAATTGCCGCTGGCGGGTTGGCGATCAGGTTAGCGTAGAACGCCGTCGCAGCCACACCAGCTGCAATGAATTGCGCCCCTAAATCAATCAACAGGTTTGCTAGCCCTGCAATGGCTTGGCCAAATACGTCGGCCATGGTCATGGTGCCAGTGATTAAACCACCAAGCGCCATGCCTATACCCACATACGCCGCCTCCATCTGCGACGCCATGCTGATGCTAATGCCAATTTCGTTGTTGAGGTCGCTTTGACTGTCAGCCATGTCGCTCACAGCAGTGCTTGACTTTTGAATCAATTGCGGCTCAGGCACGCCGCTAGAAACTCCGCGCGGCTGCAATGGCTGCATACCACCTGCACCTGCACCTGCACCTGTGGCAGCACCTGCTCCGCCGCCGCCGCCGCCAATAGTTGGAATTAGATTTGCAAGACCTCCTAAAGTGCTTAAGGCTTGGTTTATTGATTCTTCAGTGACTAACTCCAGCGGCTCACGCGCTACCTCTTCGTTGACGGCTTCAGTATAGTTTTCTGCTGCCTTGCGTCCGAACTGCGCCATGCGTTCGGCCCCATTTTCAAACGCCTTCCCAACTAAGTCAGGAATGGCACTAAAATCACCATCAACAACTGCCACGATAATGGCACCAAGGTCTCTGAAGCTGGCGATGATACTGTCAATAGCAAACCCAAAGAAATCGAACACCGTTACCACAGTGCCCTTAATAAGGCCAATGATGGTCCTCACCGCTGCACTTTCGTTGTAGAGCGTGATGAAATAGTTGATCACATCAGTGATGTATGGCGCAATCTCATCGGCAAAGGTCACGATGGCAATACCAAGCCCAACGATGGCGCCAATGACCAAGCCAACAGGGGACAACAGCATGGTAAACCCTGAAATGATTGAGGGCAAAATGACTAACAGCGGACCAATTGCCGCAGCGATTGCTACGAATTTTATAACGCTTTCGCGCGTCTCACTGTTCATGTTCGCGATGCCGCTGGCAAGGTCCGTGATGAATTTGGCTACCTTGTTGACAGTTGGCATCAACGCCTGACCAAGTGTGATGCTGGCCGCTTCTGCCGCACTCTGCAAGGCAGCAAAGCCGCCCATCGCTGTGTCCTCTAATACTTTTCGAGCGTTATTTGCAGCGCCAGAAGAATTCATCAGCTTCGTTTGAAGCTCCGCGAGCTTTTCGCCGTTCTTGCCTAATATTGGTCCAAGAATTGCCGCACGTTTGCCAAAGACGTCCATGGCTTCGGTGTACGATATATTCCCTTTCAAAAGCTGTACGAACGTATCCTTGACGCCGTCGCCTTCAGCAGCCAATTCTGACAGCGCCATCTTGAACTTGGTTCCTGCATCTGAGCCGCTTATTGCGCTATTCGCAAGCGTACCTAATACAGCAGTGGTTTCTTCTAGTGAAAACCCGAATTCGTTCGCTACAGGCCCCGCTACCTTCATAGATTCGCGGAATCGTTCAAGGTCGAGCGAACTGCTACCGAAAGCCGTAGCCATCACGTCAGCCACACGGCCTGATTCGCTGGCATTAAGTCCAAATTGATTTAACGTCGATCCGACCGTTTCGGCGACCTCTCCTAAATCCTCATCAAAAGCAATACCAAGACTCAACACGCTCTCGGTCATGCTTTCGATCTCCGTGCTACTTTTACCTAGCTTGGCAAGTTCCAATTGAAGCGCAGCAACCTCAGATGCGCTTTTTGAGGTGCTAGCGCCAAGCTGTTTGGCTTGCTCTTCCAGCCTGCCAACTTCTTCCGCCGTAAATCCGCTTACAGCTTTCACTTTAGCCATAGCAAACTCAAAGTCCGCTGCAGCCTTTACAGCAAAGCCACCCATGGCTGCAATTGGTGCAGTCAGGTTGCGTGTTAACGACTTACCGAGTGCCTTGGTGTTTTTGCCAAACGTGCGCATTTTGCGCATGGCCTTGCCAAGCCCTTTGTCAAAGTCGCGCGTCGTTGCGCCTATTGTTACTATGAGATCGTTCAGCTTTGCCATTTGTCGCGCTCTTCAATTACTTTTCTTAGCTCTTCCTTAGTCAGTTTCTTTGCGTTCTGCTTTGGTCGCTCCCACGGGAATTGCATCAAGTCCTTTGGTCGCAATTTACGGCCTTTCCGTAGATGGGGCTGCATGTAGATTGTGGCCAGCCATCTGGTGCGCTCCCACTCAAACCGCTCAGCCATCTCTGCGGTATCACGGTTCGCCTCTAGCGCTAGGCCAAACTCGCCAAACGTCATGTCCCAGAATGCAGAAGGGGACAGGTGCAGCACACCCATCCCCATCCGAATAACGTCAGGCCACCCTACAGGCTTTTCGTCTTTGTCTACGCTTTTTTTTGGTCGTTGTATTCGCCCAGTATTTCAAAGCATTGTGTGACATGCGCCAGCGTGATGTGCTCCTCGAACTGCTGTAAATCCATGTCAAAGTCGACACCTTCGAAGTTGCAACCGCACTCTACGCCTACAAAGCATAAGAAAGCGCAAGCATCGGCTGAGAGCTTTGAAGGATCGGATAAGCTGAACACGTTGACTTTTGCCTTGCGTTCAAACTTCTTGAGCGCCTTCATTGAGTAGCGCACAGGGTATTCGTTGCCGTTGATTTCTATCATACGATAGTCGCCTCAGTTACTTCTCCAGTGAGTTCGAAGCTAGCGCTATACGTAGCTGTGTCCTCAGTGCCGCCTGACTGCTCCAAGCTAGTCAAGAAACCGCTGGCGGTGTAGCTCTCGTCTCCTGTGATTTCGCTGCTGAACTTCAGAGTCAACTCGGTGCGACCTTCCCAAGCGTCATACAAGTCCGTGACGTCCTTGTTAGATGCGTCTTGGTAGTCAATCAAACCGCTGACGCTTACGCTGCCAGAGCGCAAACCGCCGAGCAGCTCACGATACCCCGCGCTGTCTTTGGTTGTGATGTCAATGGTCTCCATGTTGAGAGACAGTGAGCAGTCCGTGGCTGCTGCGATCAGCGTGCCGCCAATGTACACGCCTAGATTTGTTCCGTTAAAAATGGCCATTTTATTCTGATTCTATAGATTCGTCGTCGGTCTTTTTCTTTGGCGCGTCAAGGTAGCCTTTTTCTTTGAGCTCTGCAGCGAAGTCTTTGGTGACGCTAGGCGTCGCTCCTTTCTTCCAGTTGTTACCGCGTAGCTTGCACGCCTTCATAATTGTAACCTTCATGGGTGCAATTTACGGCAAAATCATTGACTGCATCAAATGCCTTTTTTGGCCAGCAGTATCTTGAGTTCATTGACCGCCTCCAGCAATACGTCGAGCTTCTTCGCCATGTCATTTTCACGCTTCTCGAGGTTGATTATGCGCGACTTCAGCACGGTGACCTCTTGGTTGATTTTTGTCCATGCTGCGATGCCTCCACCCAGCAATGCAATGAACTCGAATATCATTGCCGCCGTTATCTGTTCCATGCTCAAATAT